AACTTGATTTTGCTGGCCCTGCAATGCCTTGCCTGAGATATTCCCGCTTGGCAATTGATTGGGGTCAAGTATGCCCAAAACCATTTGCAAGTCTGCGGAAATAGCGCCAGCGGCCTCCATGATGCCCGTTGGAGGCGGCTCTGGCTGTAGGCGTGTAGGAGTTGGGGCGGGTTGCCCCTCAATGTCTTTTTGTTTGTATCTCAGAACAGGCGTTGACTTGATGTTAGCCATTGCCCATTCGTTCTCGTGACCCTCATCCTGACCTTCGGCAAGCAGCCACTTAGCTTTAGGTGCAAGGGCTACGCTCTCGGTCATGGATGTGCGCCAAAAGTTATACATCCGTTGTGGGTCTTTAGCAAACCGCACTAAACCATATTTCTTGCGCTTATCGTCCACAATGACTTGTGCGCCATAGCAAGGGACTACGGGAATATACTTACCCGCCATAGTCTTTTCTTCTAAGACTTCCATAGCGGTGCATTTAAACCACTTGACCGCCTTACGGAAGCTATCTCGCTCATCGATCACCGTCATGCCTGAAGCCTCAACACGGGCAAAGAAGTTGGCAGAATCGGCAAAACTTGAAGTGCCATCGCTCAACAAATAGAGTTTGGCTCTTTCACGCTCAATGTAGAAATATTCGGCAATGCGAATGTCCTCTTTTGTTACCCATGCGGATGTGTCATCCCCTGTGGAACGCTGCTGGAAGTTAGCGCCATCATTAGCGCCAGGGTACATATCCCTAAATATCTTTTTATCTAAAACCGTAGTGATCAAGCATCGCTCTGCGTCTGAACCATCGGGTAAGACTGAATTGGGATCAAAGTAGACCGTGAATGGGTTGTCAATCGTATCAATGTAGATTTCCTGATCAAAGGAATCTTCCCGTGTGTAACGGGTATTCACTCGCCAATAACCCCAACCCATCCGCACAGCGTAATCAAAGGCGGTGTCGTAGGCTGTATCAGCGTTTGAATTAACTTCAATATGACGAGTAATGCCCTCAATCACTTGGGCAATTTTGTAATCAGCCAAGTTATTCACAGGGTGAACTTTGATGCGGGGACGTTGCATCCGTTGCTGGTTTGTGACCTGGCGAATGTACGCATCAATCTTGTTGATTGTTAAACATGGGCGGGATTCAAGATTACGGCTATTCTGAATTTCCACGGGCCATTGATCACCAGCGGCAAATTTAATGTCATTCAAGGCTTCGGCTCTATTTGTAGAGTCGGAATCATTGACCAAGCGCCAAAACTTGATCGCCTCGTTGATCTTGTCTTTATTTCCTGTTTCGTCTTGGTAAGCCATAGTTAGACCTTTATATTCATACTGAGATTATTATCTCACTAGCTCATCCAACTGCCAACATTGGCAATTTGTGCTGATTTCTTACGCTTAGTCGGCTCTTTAATCATAAGTGCAATGTATCTGAAAGCATCTGCACCGTGTGAATAATGATCATGCAATGGGCTTCGGCTGAACTGCCCCGTGTCTGGATCAACCTCATAGCGGTAATGCCTGAGACAAGAAAGCCCGTCTGCTGCGTGTTCTCTGTCAAACCAACAGCTTGGGAATATTGTCCTAGCGGCATTGATTGAGTCCACAATTGGCACTTTGGGCAAGATTTGAGTCTTGTACCCTGCCGCCCTCACAATGTCATCGATTGACCGACCAGCTGCTGCCAACGTCTTATTCTCTGCATCGTGCGGAAGCCAGATGGTGTCATAGACATAACCAAACGTCTGCATCGTTGCCATGTAATAACTGATGGTCTTTTGACTGTCCTCAATGTAGCGAATAAGGCGTGTTTCCATGCCTATGAACTGCAAAAACCAAATGGCGGTGCTATCTGACCACCCAAGGTCAAAAACCGCATGGACGGGCTTTGTAGCGTCATAAGGAACACGGCAAATGCGTCCCTCTTTCTCGGCCTGTTGCATCTCTTTGGCAAAGATAGCCCCATCCACCGTCTGACGACACAAACCTTCCCAAACTTGGTTATAGGCTTCCTCATCCCTTATCTTGAGGGAGTCTTTCTCAAGTTTGAGGGTTTCGGGAAACCAAGGGTTGTCGTACCAGTTCACCTTCATGGTGATGCAGTCAGCGGGGGGAATTGCCACAAAGCGCTGATAAGTCTCGTCTGTCTCTAACTCAGGGTTAAAGCTGATCCATATCTCTGAGCCTTCCTTACGGATGGTTGGAATCAGGATGTTCCACGATAGGCGGCTGGTTGTCTGCGCTTCCTCAACCCAACAAATATCAACACCCTCATAGGACTTGATGTTTGAGACATTGTTTTTCAGGCCAACAAAAGCAAACTCTGTGCCGTTTTTGCCTCTGATGCTGTTTTGGGTGATTTCATAGAAACTCAGTAAGCCAAGACTTTCAATCTGGTCACACAGTAACTTGTGAACTGAGTCCTTGATACTGGTCTGGAACTCACGGGCGCACAGTATGCGGATTGGGTCTTTTGCGCCTTTGATCAGTAATGCCCTGGCTATTCCCCAACTCTTGGCCCCACCCCGTCCACCATAAAGAACCTTGTATCGGCTCTTTTGAAACAGACCTTCCAACTTAACGGGAAACTCTGCCTTTGCAATCGCATTGGCTAAATTGCTCATTCGGGCTTCACAAAGCTAACTTGGATGCCTGACAACAAAGGTGAGCCATCAGCGCCTGTGATCTCTTGCTTGACGCTCTCACGGTACTTCTTGGGGAATCGTGCAGCCATTGAACGTGACCACAAAGTCGCATTTAAACGAGGGCCATCCTTAGTCTCCACCATGTAAGCATCGGCTTGATCTTCCCACCAAGCTAGCTCATGTTGCTTGGCTTCCTCCAAGGCGTGCAAAAATTCTGGATGAGTGTCACGCCATTCATACATTGTGCGTAGGGAAAACCCTAACCTTGAAGCAATCTGCTCAACGCTTTTACCGATTTTGCCCAAGGCAATCACTTCCTCACAATACTCTGGCTTGTAGAGTGATGGGCGACCAACAGGGCGTTTTTCGGTTGTTTGAGTCATTACTTCTTAGACTTCTTTGAAGTGGGCTTCTTACCCGCTTCTTTCTGGGCTTCACGCTGAATTGAGTATCCAATGGCAACTGCCTGTTTAAGGGGCTTGCCAGCTTCTATCTCTTTTTTAATATTGGCTCTAAGTGCCTTGGGGGTCATCAATGCTATTAGAGGCATTTTGTTCCTTTGACAGTTCAGCCAATATGTTGGTCAACTCTTGCACCGCACCGCTGATCTGCATTAACACTGCCTCATGTTGTTTGGCAGTGTTTCTGAGTTCCTCAATGCGGGTTGCTATTCTCTCAGCGTTCATCAAGATGCTACTAAGGGCAAGCTATACCATTGGGTAGTGCCATAAGCAATGAAAATGCTTGTAGTCTGTGCCGCCATAGTGTATGCGCCAGTAGTTGCAGTCAAAGCATTGATTGCCGCACCACTGTCAGGGTAAACTTTTAATGCTGATGCAGATGAATTCTTGACGTAAATCATTGTGCCATTGACAACGTTAGGCAAAATCACGCCTTTGGTTGCGTCTGCGGCTGTGACCAAATTAAAACCTGTGGTCATTGCAGCGGCATCAGCATTGGTGCTACCAGCAGCGGCAACAGTGCTAGTTTTTAAAGCAATGCTAGTAAAAGCGCCAGTGCTAGGAGTTATTGCGCCAATAGGTGAATCGTTCAGTGAACCACCCGTAATATCTTGATCTTGGTAAGCTACACCGATTGCAATTGAATTTGACATGATTAATTCCTTTTAACAGTTCCAGTTTTTAAGAGATGCCTTGGCTCGTTCCGCTGGGCCTTTGGCGTTTTTAACTACCCCCTCCATTCTTGCACAAAATGATGCTTTGCGACCAGCATCTGCTTTAGTTTTTGGATTGGGGGCAGGCGGTTTTAAATTCGCATTGTTCTTTGCATTGTATTCAGCACGACCTTTAGCGGTCATTCCCGCACCTTTTTCCGTAGGGTTGTAGGTTTTACCCTTGCCTGTGGTTTTATGGGGGATAGGTTTGTCGTGCTTTTTGGTTGCCATGATTATTTCTTTTTCGCAGTCTTTGCAGATTGTTTGAAAGCAGCGGCAGTGGGTGCGCCCTTAGTGCCAGGCGCTCTCATGCGCTCGGGAGTCTTACCCGCAGCTTTTTGTTTCTCAATGCGCTCTTGCTTGGCATGAATGTTGGCATATAGCCCTTTTGAAGTCGCCATCTTTATTCCTCCACAACCGCACAAATGTCGGCTTCTTGAATGATTTGATAGTCTTGACCATCAATCTTTTCAGTAGGCCAGTTAAGGTAATCACCGTTTCCATATTTGATGAAGTCTCCAACCTTCACCTCGTAAACCTTTGGGCCAACAGCAACAACTGTACCCTCGTTAAAGGGTTCTTTGTTGTTGACGTAAATAATGTCTGACAGATTTCTGACCTGTGGCTTAACCACAACACGGTCACGCAATGGACTTAGCATTTCTTTGGTCTCCCTGGCTTTTTCTTCATAGGAACAGAAACCTCTGTGGTTTGGTCAGTCATTATGTCGTAAACAGGCAATTTAACGATCTCAACTTGTGCCGCTTCATGCTGTCCACACCAATCAGTTTGGTGCTTATTATGGTGATCTGGGTAACGTCTGCAAATACCCATGATTTGTTGATTCCTAAAAAATCGGCAATTACCGCAGTTATCGGACATTTTTGGCTTCTTCCGCTAAAACAGCTTTGTTTAGTCCAGCAGCTAGTCTTTCTGCTAAACCTTTGTTTTCAGCTTCAAAACGCCTAAGTTCTCGATGTTCAGCGGGGCTGACCAAGCGTTCCTCGGTAGATGGAATCGGATAAGCGCTCTCCGCCAATTCCGTTGGCCCTAACTCGTTCAAGAGTCTCATATAACCTCCTTTTCACTTCATTTTCGCTTAGTTTAGGTAGCTTGTCAAGCTGGCTTGCTTGTGCTTTGCCTCTGCCCAACGAATTGTCAACAATTTGAATGTTTACTTTGGGGTTGTTCTTGTATTTCTTTTGCAATTGCTCAATGACTTGCCTAGCACCGATGTGAGTCCGCAAATGTTCATTGATAGGGACGGTTCTGCCTGATCCCTTTTCTTTTTCCATTCTGTGTGCCCGAGACAAAGCACCATTTTCTAATGCTTCGGCTGGGTCACGGTATGTGTAAATAATACGAACTTTACGCTTTGCATCTAATGCTTGTTTGATTTTTTTGTCGGCAGAATCAAACTTATTCATGTTTGTGTCGTAAATCATTTCAGCGTTTTTAAGCGCTGGATCGACAGCTTCAAGCAAATCTAATGCAGTTGTTTTACCAGCTCCTGTGCCGCCAGCACTAAAAACAACGGTGTTGTCTTTACCTTTGGGAGTTGGATTAGATAATTTATCTGCATATAAACGCTTCATAAAAGCGCTAGATGGCTCATGCACATTGGCTGATCTTGTGCGATCTTCCCTGTAATCAGGGGACATCTCACGGGCCACATCAGTGTTAATGACCCGCCCCCCCTTAGATTCAGGATTGGCGTTGTATTCATCAACTAATTGCGAATATTGATTATCTAAACGTGCAAAATACGCCTGTTCAAATGGATCAACCATTTGAGGCGCAGATTGAGGCACTAATGCAGATGCCCTGGTCATGCCAGGGTTGGGGCTTTGTTGCCCCGCTGCCATCATGCTGGACAGCGGGATAGCCATTATTGGTAAGACTTACGACCGTGAGTGTAGCAAACACCACTCATTTTGCCACCTTCAAAACTGCAATCTTTGCCAGTTTTGTTGGTCATAGCGTTAGGGATGCCTTTTTTGGCACTACCTTGTTCGCCAGATTTCATGTCAGCGGCAGGGTTGCCAGCCATTTTGACATTGTTGCCGTAGCCATAGCCAGCGGGTTGGTCTTTATCCATTTTTGTCATGATGTTTCCTATTTAAGGGTGAGTAAATACAAGGTTGAATTGATCAGATCAGCAATTTCATCAACGATGTTTTGCAGCTCTGTGTCTTGGGGGATTTCTTCACGGGCTTCCTGAACAAACGATTTCAGTTGTGTCAGGTACTCGGTTGGGGTTTCCTGTGGCTGATGCAATTCATCAGGAAACTTTTTCATTCGTGTGTTGTAGCGGCCTTGGTAGCTTTCAGCCAACTGGTCTGCTAAATCAACAATAGCGGGATAAAACTTGCCCAAAGCCTTGTGGGTTGCATATTCTCGTGTCTGCAAATGCTGAAAATGGGTAATCGTCCCGCTGTGAAACAGCGTAGCTACAAACTCGGCAACTTCGGCATTTTTTTCCATGATTGCACTATAACAAAAAAGATGGGGGAATTAAACCCCCATAAGGACAGAATCAATGGCAACTCTATCAAGCCCATTGTGCGGTGTCTGGAATGGGGATGTCAAGAGGCCATTTGCCCTGATCGCATAAAGTTTCCACGGTTGCCACATGAGCCTTTAGCCACATCTTTTTGCGTTCGTCTTTGATCAAGTGTGCGCCTTGGTCAATTTCGTAGTGGCAACTTAAACATAAAGCAGCCACGCAGTTATCGTCAGCCTTGATTCCTTTACCCTTACCCGCACCCCAATTAGCGTGAGCCGCTTGAACACCGTTATCCATGCCACAGCTTTGACAAGCTAAATTTGCTACTAGCTTTAGGAGTTTCTGGCTTCTCACATATTGATGCTTCAAATATTGTGTCATTGGTTATTGCGTATTCTCTGGTTAAGTATTTATGCCCGTTGTCGCACAATCGTCTTCTAAGGACAAATTCAGGGTTTGCCCTAGTGTCCAACACTTTGTTATGGCGGGTTTTGCAGACGGGACACATCATTTTTCGTCAATGCCTTCGTAAATTAGTTGTAACTTGACTAATTCCAAAGCCCCAATGATTGTCGCCATGTATAGGGATTCATCATATTTGTTGATTGTGTAAAGCAAATCTTCTATAAGACCGTCCACCAGTTCACCTTGATTAAAATTCATGCTTCAATTCCTTTGTTAGCCATCCAACATAAAAGCCATTCAATAAACTCTGAGCCTTCCTCAATTGTAAATTTGTGGCTTTGGAGGCCAAGCTGCACAACTCTTTCCCCATCTAGGCTTGGGGCAACCTTGCCAATCTTGCGGCCTGTCTCATGCGCCCATTGGTCAATTAAAAGGCGTTTCCAATCGTCTGCTGACCATGTAGAGCCAGCCACTTTCATTTCCTTATAAACCTTGTCTATCAGGGCGTGAAACATATCATTCTGGTCTGTGCTGCGAGTGGCTTTTTTAACTTCCAAGCGTAATTGCTTGCCAGCTTGCAGAGATTCTTTGATCTTGGGCCATAAGTCTTTTAAAACTGTATGGGCCTGTTGGCTGTTGTGTAAGCTAAAAATCATAGTGATCTCACAAACAAAACAATTAGCGCCCAAAACGCCAGTAAATAAGAAACAATCAATGCCCAAGTGGTTTTATTGCTCATTTGATAACTCCAATCATGCGTAAAGCCGCTTCAGGGCTGTCAATTCTTGACAATGTACTACCAGACCAATTCTCAAAGAAATCGGCTTGTAGACCCGTAAAACGCTTTTTAGACGTACTTTTGATCTCCACCAGAAATGTGTGACCACGAAACCCAACCAATAAGTCAACAGGCAAGCCAATAATCCATACATAAGCGCCAGCGCTTCTCAAGGCTAAAACTATCTGCTCTTGATTTGCGTCAACACGGGCGGCATATCTCATTTTTTGTCTTTCTGCTCATTCATGTGTTTGCGTAAGTCGTCAGCAGCTGCTTGGCCTCGCCTCTTGGCAATGTCTGCCAAAGTCTGCTGCCACCAGTATTGGGCTTCCCCTCTGCCTTCCTCCAGGGCTTTCTTTTTGAATCGCTTGATCCATTCCATCGCTTCCGATTGCCTCATAATCTCCTGTAAGTTCAAGCGCTCTTGTGATGACAAACTCGCTAAATTGCTGGCCTTCTCTGACCCGATCAAGAATTCTGTTTGCTTCATAGTGGGTCATTTTGCGTATTGCTTTTTCATTTCAGCCAATTTAGCAAGCGCTTCTGCTCTGATCCTGTCGCTTTCAATTTGTTCGTGAATTGTTTTCTTTCGCTCAATCAAAACTTCAGTTGGCGGTTTAACAGGGATTGATGGGCCTTGATTGCACATATCTCGAAAAGCCAATGCGCTGGGGGGGAAATCTTTATCAAGTTTGTCAAGCGCAAAGTCCAGACTTGGCTTGTAGGTCAAGAATCTGCCCAGGCATCGTTTCCATGTTTCACGCACCAGCGTTGGGTCAACGTCTTGCCAATGGGTGATAAACCGTGAGCCGTAAATGGCGTTCATCATTCCAAAGATGTAATCAAAGCCTGAGTCGGCATCACAAAAGTCGTTTTCGTTCCACATTTCCAGCCTCCAAAATTACAGTCTCAGGTTTAGCCCAAAATGGCGTTTGAGGGATTGATTTACCCCTGGTCAACTCTGCCATCACGTTTTGACGTTCCTCGGAACGGGTTAATTTTTCTTTCACCCATGCAGCTTTAAATGTTTGCCAGTTCCTGACAACAATTTCATTCAATGCTTCCTCAAGTGTCCAGCCAGCCAACTTTGCCTGTCCAACAATGGCATCCATCACCCGTTCAGTAATTTGCGCTCGCCTAGTTTTTCTTTGTTTAACAAATGAATTCCAAACTTCAAGCGAAACGCCTTCAGGCGGTTTTGCCTCTTTCTTTGTCTCTGTCTCTTTCTCTCCCTTTGTCTCTCTCTCTGTCTCTGTCTCTGGGATAGCAACTTGATAGCGTTCTGCTAGCATATCACTAGCAACAACAAAAAAACCGTTTGAAATCAACGGCTGAAGCCCTTGCTGGTATTCTTTTTCTGAAATATGCAGCCTAAACACCAGTTCATCTAATGAACCATCAAAGACACCATCTTTTGATTCACTTGCTAGCAACCAAAGCATAGGTGCAAGCGCCTTGCTAGCAATAGGCAAGCGCATAAATGATCTGTCGTTTAACAGGTCACGATGAAGTTTTATCCAAGGGGGACAGCGGTCTTTGTAATGTTGAAAGACTGCCCAATTTTTTGGCTGTAAAAGCATATTTTTCCACTTTAAAAAACCACTTAAAAGAAACTGCGGCAGGGGAGAAGTGGTAACCCTTTTCGGAATGGGGATCAATCCATTCCTAGCCGTGTTTCAAACAATCTTAAACCATAAACCAATCAGGCCGCAATGCTTTTAATTGCCACACCCTTGCCTGGGGAACTGTGTCACCCCATTGGCTGATGGCTGCTCTTGTAATGCCCAGCAGCTGTGCCAGGTTCTTAGCAGACCCAGCGTTTTTTATAGCTTGCAATTTATCCATGTTTGCATATTAAGCCAACTTACACAAATAGTCAAATACCCGACAAAGTTAAGGGGGCTTTATAAATACCATTTGACAAGCCAGTTAAGCTAGCTTAATATTCACCCATGCCCTGACGTTTCGGGGTCTTTTAAAAGGAAATCAAAAATGT